CCACAGGTGAGTTTGTGACTTTGGGAGTGAACCAAGGCCTACGTGATGTGCTATACACTGCTAATGTGAATCCAATCACATTTGTACCCGGCATTGGTATCACTAACTTCGGTAACAAGACCACGCAAGGTTCTAACACAGCATTGGATCGTATTAACGTAGCACGTTTGGTCGCATTCATACGTGGTCGCTTGCAAGAAATTGGTAAGACCTTCTTGTTTGAACCCAATGATCAGATCACACGCAATGAGATCAGCAATGCTGTAAATTCGCTCATGATTGATCTTGTGAACAAGCGTGGTATCTACGATTACTTGGTGGTTTGTGATTTAACCAATAACACACCAGCACGTATTGACCGCAATGAGTTGTATGTGGATATTGCTATCGAACCGGTAAAAGCCGTGGAATTCATCTACATTCCTCTGCGTATCAAGAACACCGGTGAGATCGCTGCCAGCGTAGCTACCACAGCAGTGGCAGGTTAATTGCACGGAGAAAATGGGGCCGTGATCTAGGCCCCATTTTTTTAGGCCTCGAACCAGATAAATAAAGCATATAGGAGAATCACAAATGGCCGTTTCATCACTAACTAGAATGACAGTGCCCTTGGCAAGTGATCAGAGCAACCCTAACCAGGGTTTGCTGATGCCCAAACTCAAGTACCGCTTCCGCGTGGTATTTGAAAACTTTGGCGTTTCAACCCCAAGAACAGAATTGACCAAACAGGTCATGGATTTCAAACGTCCGCAAGTACAATTTGAGAATATTGATATTCCAATTTACAACTCAACTATAAAGCTGGCTGGCAAATATAGTTGGCAGGATCTTACTTGTAATCTGCGTGACGACGCTAGCGGCGCTGTGAGCAGGTTAGTAGGTGAACAACTACAGAAGCAGTTGGACTTCATGGAACAGGCATCAGCAGCGTCGGGAATCGACTATAAGTTCACCACACGTTTTGAAGTACTAGATGGCGGCAATGGTGTAGCTCAACCCATCGCTCTTGAGACTTGGGAAATATACGGTTGCTATCTGCAAGCTGTTGACTACGGTAACATGGCCTACAACGAGAGTGCTCCTGCTACTATAGCAATGACCATACGCTTCGACAACGCACTACAAACCCCAATTGGTTCAGGTGTAGGCGCAACAATCGGTCGCGCAGTGAACGACGTAGCTACCGGGGCAGGTTAATAGGCCATGGCTTTTGGCCAGGACTTTCTCAAAGGTTTTTTTGGCAATGACAGTTTAAGAGACTACACTCACGCCTCAAAAGTCTTTCGCACCAACGGGTACCAGCGTGCTCCGCGCAACAAGTTCCTGTTCCATGTATATTTGACCATCAATCAGAATATACCAGGTGTATCTGCGGTATTTGGCAAAGACATCGCTACACTGGGTCTCCTGGTCAAAAACATACAATTACCTAACTATACCTTATCGGTTGATACTGTAAACCAGTACAACCGTAAGAGACTAATTCAGACCAAGATTGACTATAATCCTGTCACAGTGGAATTCCATGATGATGGTGGTGATCAGGTGCGCAATCTCTGGTATAACTATTTTGCATATTATTACAAAGATCCTAGCCAGAAATACGGCAACAGTGCCAATACCAATGGTAGCATGGGTCAACTGATTGGCACACCGGCTGGATTTGATTACAACTCACGAGATACATATAGTCAAAGCCGACCTGTAAATGATTGGGGGTATATCGGCGAGAGTTACAGCAGTGGTCAAGGCAAGTTGCCTTTTTTCCAAGACATCCGCGTATATGGATTTGATCAACATCAATGGGTACAGTATGTGTTGATCAATCCCATGATCACCGAATGGCAACATGATACCTATGATTACAGTCAAGGCAATGGAGTCATGAGCAATAGGATGACCATACGTTACGAAACCGTGAAATACTATTCAGGTGCTATCGGCAAAGTTAGACCTGACACCAATGTGCAAGGTTTTGCAGATCCTGCTTACTATGATACTATACTGAGTCCTATTAGCCGTCCAGGAAGCCAGGCCACTGTGTTAGGACAAGGTGGTTTGATTGATGCCGGCGTAGGTATCATTGAGGATCTACAGAGCGGTGGCGTAGCAGGTGTAGTTGGTGCTATACAAAAAGCTGGTGCCACCTACAATACCTTCAAAGGCAAAAACCTCCGGGCCATAGTGAGCAATGAAGCACAACAGGCTGCTACCACTATACTCAAACAAAGTTTGTCAGGTGCGACCAGAGCAGTCATAGGTACCACTGGTAACCAAGTTCCTGGTGCAGGTACTCCTGTGCAACAACGAGGTGCTCTAGATGGATTGTTCTTCCCCACACCACCACGTGGCTCTAGTGCCAACACAGGCGTAGCCAGCCCTACTGGTACTTATAATCCTGGTTTTGCCCCCAGAGGTCTAGGCACAGGGGCATAACATGAGCACAGTAAATGAAATCAACAATCGTATAGATCAGACAGTACGCATTTTTGATCAGTTTTACAACTATGATGAGAACGTGCCAGCAGATCAATACGATGCGGTACTCAGTTTCTTCCGTTCGGTGTTTAAAACCGCCAGTGCAGCCGATAACTTTACAGTGGCTATATTTCGTGTGGCTCAGAACTCAGGACAAAATGCTATCTCTCTATTGAGCACTTTTGAAAACAAAACACCACCAGAAATAACTACTACTTTATGCTATTATCTCAATGGTCTTCGTAGCCCCTCTACGCTATTAGGTGTGCTCACACCTACTACACCTAACTATTACACCGCAAGAAATGTAAGGCAATGAGCAAGTTTGCACAAGGGCTGTACACTCCAAAGAACCCGCACAAGTATGTGGGCAATCGTACTCCACGTTATAGATCCGGTTGGGAATTTAGTTTTATGATGTTCTGCGATAACAATGAACATATCTTGCAGTGGGCGTCTGAAAGTATCAATATTCCATATCAAAATCCACTCACAGGCAAGCACACTATATATGTGCCCGACTTCTTGATCACTTATCGTACACGGGACAATACCATGCGGGCCGAATTGATTGAAATCAAGCCCAAAAAGCAGAGTGTGATCGAGAGCAAAGCCAGTCAACGTGATCGTGCGGCAGTGGTAGTGAATTATGCCAAATGGGCAGCAGCTCAGAAGTGGTGCCAACGACAGGGTCTGGCTTTTAGGGTCCTGACCGAAGATGATATCTTCCATCAAGGCCGTAAGAAAAAGTAACCAAAATACCTTGCGGTAAATACGGAATGACCCGTAAACTTGAAAATTTATTTGATCTACCATCCAGTGAACCCGAATTAGACGATGCTGTGACGGTGGAACAAACTCAAACTGCTATAGCAGAAATTAACGACGCTATTGACAAGATTGACGGCGCTCTCCCTGCTGTGAAAGGATTGGATGCCAGCGATGGTGAGATGGACGAACTAGCTACCAAAGCCACCCAGACCTTTGATGATTTAATGGACTTGGGCATGCAAGTGGACAGCCGTTACGCTGCTGAAATCTTTGCAGTGGCCGGCACCATGTTAGGCCATGCGCTCACTGCTAAGACAGCCAAGCTCAACAAAAAGCTCAAGATGATAGATCTCCAGCTCAAGAAAGCCAAGTTGGATCGTGATGGCCAGGGCAGTGAAGAAGCACAGATGACCGCCGAAGGACATGTGTTGAGTCGTAATGACTTGTTGGAGCGATTGATGAATGCCAACAAGGAACAAAAGATTAAATCCGCATAAATATCTGATAGGGAACTACCATGAAAAAATTTCAAGATTATCTCGCAGAATCAGAAAGAACCTACAATTATCGCATCAAAATCGTAGGGGAGACCACGCCAGAGCTGCTGAAGGCTTTGAAAGAAAAGCTCAGCCAATTTGATGTGGTCAAGATGAGTGATGCAAAAACCACTCCCGTTCAAGCCAAACCCGCTGACTTCCCATCTTTCCCAAATCAGCGTGTGACTTCAGTGGACTTTGAATTCCGTTATCCAGCCATCGAACCACAGGTC